AGGAGCAGAAGATCCTCAAGGCGCGCGGTGCCTCGCGGACGCTCCGCTCGCGCCACCTCAAGGCCGCGAACGGCTACGCGCACGCCGTGGACCTCGCCTGCTTCATCAAGGACCAGGTGCGCTGGGATTGGGGTTTGTACGACATTCTCGCCAAGCGCATGAAGGCGGCGGCCAAGAAGGAAAAGGTGCCGCTGGAGTGGGGCGGCGACTGGGTTTCGTTCAAGGATGGGCCGCATTTTCAACTGCCATGGGTACAGTACCCCGGCACAAAGACAGGAGCTAAGAAATGACGAAGGACATGGTGTGGGGCATCGTTCGCGCGGTGCTGGCGGCAGGCGGCGGCTACTTCGTGGGCGCCGGTATTCTGGAGCAGTCTGCGGTCAATGACATCGTGGGCGCGATTGGCATCATCTTCGCCGCCGGTTGGTCCGTCTGGGCCAAGAAGTGAACTGGCTGGAAGTCGCAGCGATTGTTGTGCTGCTGGCGGGCGTTGCTGCGGGAGGGTTCCTCGTCGCGCAACGCCCGTCTTTTTGGTTTGGCCTCGGCGTCGTGATGTTCAGGGCAGCGTTGCCCTTCCTGGCACGACGAATGCCGGAGGAGCAGGAGCGGGCGTATCAGGATTGTGTGCGCCGTGGGGGCGAATGGGATCACTCTCGACGGCGTTGTAAGCGTTGACGATCAACTGGAAGTAGCCCGCCCCGTCTTTCCAGTGGTCCACCTCATGCGGGTTGCCGGACAGGATGCGCCCGATCTTGGTGGCCACCATCTCCAGCGTCTCGCGCTGCATATCGTCAAGAATTTTCCAGTTCTTGCCCCGCCGCATCTCGTCCTTCAAGGCCTGCGCCGTCGAGGCGGTGTCGTAATAGTCGCCATGGGTCTTCTGGCGGTCGTTCAATAGGTCAGTCATCGCGCGGCTCCTGCGGCAGTGGGAGGTCCAAGTACCACTTCACCACAGCCTTCTTGCCGGTTCCCTGCGGATATGGATCAAGCTCTGCCCCCGGCCACGCATTGAGAGCGGCGGCGATGGCCTCGCTGATTGCCAATTCAGGTGCAATGTCCAACATAATGGAAGTGTATGCACGGCAAGCCGCCTCCACCACCTCGTCGGGTATCTGTTCAGCGCGGATCATGTCAATCCCTCCCCTTCTTCGCAGTCAATCGTGAGGCGAACACAGGCGATGCGGCCCGGCGCTGCGTCATCGTCAGCATCTTTTTTACTGTAGCGAAGTACATCAACGATCCCACCGGGATACACATTCACCCACACCTCGCGCTTGATGCGGGGCTTCACTTCGATGATGTCAGTGAGAGTATCCTGATATGACCACCTCCCATCCCGCATCCACGCTACTGGATGCCACCCGTCTTCATTCCGCACAGCGCCGTGCACGGGCCATTCGTCTTTGACATCCACCGCATAGATGCGAACCTCGCGGCCATCGCGGGTGCGGTACTTCTTTGCAGGGTCAATCATGCGGCCTCTCCTCCAAACGATGTCCAAACTCTCCGCTCAGAACCTGATGCTTGAATGCTTCAAGCGCGAAGAAGATGCTCTTCATGTCAAAGTTCAAAGACGCACGCACATCAAGCGCACCGTCCTTGTTGTAGCCGATCACCAGCACCTCATCGTAAACGCCCGCCGCCTGCTCAAGCACAACATCAGGATCAAGGGCGGCGTTGTGCGGGTAGAGCTTCACTATGTTGTCAGTCATTGTCACCTCCCGGCGCGGCGGGCTGGGCGGTGAGGGCGGCCACTGCTTTTGCGATAGCTTTTTCAATGGGCTTCGTGTTGCGTTCCTTGTTCATCTCCGCAAGTGAGTAAACGGCAAATGGGATGATCTCATCCAGCGCCGCGCGCAGCCGCTCGATCTCGGCGGCGGCTTCGTCGCAGTGGCACGTATCATCGCAGCAGTGCTTGTCGCGCAGGCGGTCCACGATGTCTGTCATCCCTTGATCCTCTCCAGTAGCTCCTGCCGCTCCCGCTGCGCCCGCAACGTCGAGTAGCGTTGATGGATGCGGACGAGGTAGGTCGGGCGCTTGTGGACTGCCACCTCTTCATCCAGCATGGCCTTCACCTGGCGCTCGTTGCGCATGGTGAGGACGACGTTCAGTTCGTGCCAGTTCATTTTTCACTCCAAAACTGTTTTTCGCCTCTCGCCCGCGCGGCCACAGCGTCTTCTATGGCGTCAAAATATCCAAGATGCCTCTGTGTGTTGTTAACGTAAATGGCCGCTCGCCATTTGTTTTTGGCTTTGGACCACGACACGCCGCGTTTGCCGGTTTTGCTTGTGCAGTGCGTCTTAGTGTTGCGCGACTGAACGGTGCGAGTTGTCCAACGCACATTAGCGGGCTCATAGTGGCCTTTGGGGTCAATGCGGTCTAACGTGGCGGCTGGGTCTGGTTTGCGCCCAACATCTGCAAGAAACAGATCGTAATCGCGCCACCGCTCGCAAATGCGGATGTTGCCGTACCACTTCGCAAACCGTTGGTCGGTGCATCGCTTGTGCATGTTCGACCACGCGCGGTATTCGGGCTCGTAATATCGCCCGTGCTTGGTCTGCCGCGCGCGCAACGCATCGCGCCCTAAACACCCGCAGGATTGTTTAGCGCCAGAGTGCAGTTTATATGGCTTTGCGTAGGTCGTAACACCGCAATCACAGACACACGCACAAAGTCGTTCGCCCGAAATTTCTTTTACGGCGTCTAACTGCGTCACAACTAGGCGGCCAAACCGTTGCCCTACGAACATCGCAATTCCTCCATGGCGACCTCGGACAACGCGCGCTTGTCACGAAGCGCGGTTAAAATTTTGTCGTCTATCGTGTTGTTTGTAATCAACAAATAGACCCATACCTCGCGCTCCTGACCGCTGCGGTGAAGTCGGCCGATCACCTGTTCGTAATCGGTAAAGCTCCAAGGCAGCGTCAAGAACACCATATTATGCCCGCCATGCTGCAAGTTCAAGCCAAATTGTGCGCTTTTGGGATGGACCGCCAGCAACGGGATCTTGCCCGCGTTCCAGCGCTCGATCACGTCGGCGCCGTCGTCCAGCGTCCACAGGTGCGGATAGCGGCGCTTCAGTTCCGCCAACTCCTCGACGAAGTTGTAGACGATCAGCGTGTTCGCCTGCTGGTTGCCGTCCAGCACCTCGTCCAGCAGGTCGAAACGGTGCCGAGAGAACCAGTGCGCCGCCTTCGTCACCTTGAACTGGCCCGGCCCCGGCGCCGCTATCGAGACGGTGTCGTAGACCCAGCCGCCCGCCATTTGTTGCAGCTTGGTCGTGACCGCCGCGGCCGACAGGGCGGTGATCTCCTTGCCCTGCATCTCAACCATAAAGTCGCGCTTCATCTTCTCGTAAGGCGCGCGGTCGGGCAGGTCGCAGCGCATCTCGACCACATGGCAGGGCGGCAGCTTGTCCTTGTAGACGCCGGGCTCCAGGACGTAGGTCGCCTTGCGAATGCGGGTCATGATCTGCTCCAGCGCGCCCTTGCGCGGCATCCACTCGCCGAAGTCCCGGTTGATGCAGACGAAGTACTGCTGGAGGAACGCCCCCTTGGCGCGGCCCAACAGCGCCTCGTCGATCACCTTGCACTGACCGAACACGTCCTCCAGCCCGTTGGACGTGAACGAGCCGGTCAGGCCCCAGCGGACAGGCGTCTTGGACAGCACTTTCATCAGCGCCTTGAAACGCTTGCCGGACGGGTTCTTGAGCCGGGTTAGCTCGTCGAACACGATGTGAGTGTAGCCGAGGTCGCCAAGCACTGCGTTGTTCTTCTCGCAGACCTCGCATAGCCACTGAAGGTTGTCGTAATTGATGACAACAGCGTCCAGCCCCGTCGTGGCCGACCCTTCAATGATCTTGCGCCGTTCAGCAGACGATCCGACGGCGACGCCTAAGCGGAGGAATGACCCCCACTTCTTTTGCTCGACCGGCCACACGTCGGTGCAGACGCGCTTGGGCGCGACGACCAACCAGCGTCCGTTGCCCATGTGGTGGTCGCGCATGAGTTCAGCCATGGCGGTGAGCGTGATGGCCGTCTTGCCCGCGCCCACGGGGGCCAGGATCATGGCGCGGTCACGCTCGTAGAGGAACGTGACGGCGTCGTTTTGGTATGGTCTAAGCGCGAGGCCCATTGGTCAATCTCTGTCTTTGTCCACAATACCGTGTAGTTCTGCTTCAGTGTCTTCATCCGCATCGCGAACAGTTGTTGCAAGGGCGCCAGCCGCCCGCCGTCTGCCTTCAACTCGACGAACCACACCGACCCGTCCGGCAGACAGGCGATGCGGTCGGCTACGCCGCGGTGGTTGGGTGAGCGGAACTTGTAGGCCGTCCCGCCCATCCGCTCGACCGTCCAGACGAAATACTTCTCAATGTTGCTCTCGTTGACGCGCGGTTTGCTCATGCCCACCGTCTACCAAACAATCATTGACAGGTCAACAAACATTCTGTAGCGTTAGGACAAATCACAGGAGACGACATGGCAGCACACTCAAATATCGTCGGCGGTTCGACCGCCAAGCGCGTCATCAACTGTCCGGGTAGCGTTGCGCTGGTGCAGAAGATGCCACCCAAGCCCTCCAGCAAGTACGCCGACGAGGGCACGCTGCTGCACCACGTCATCGCTGCGGTGCTGGAGACGAACAAGCCGCCCGAGGAGTTCCTTGGCACCTTCTACAACGGCATCGAACTGGACAGCGACCGGCTGGAGCGTAAGCTGCTCCCGGCGCTGGCGGCGCTGGACGTCATCGACCCGGACAAGGTCATGGAGTACGACGTTGAGAAGGTTGTTGGTTTTGGCAACGTACTCCCTGGCGTTTTTGGTTCCGCCGATCTGGTTGGCCGTATTGGTGACCGAGGCGTACTGGTTGACTGGAAGTTTGGTGACGGTGTGGCGGTTGAAGCGGAGGAGAACCCGCAAGCGCTATTCTACATTGCCGCCGCCATACGCACGTCGGCGACGTCTTGGGCGTTCCGGGACGTGGAGGCGATTGACGTCTACATCGTCCAGCCGCCGCATGTGAAGCACTGGACGACGACGGTCGAGCGCGTCAAGCGCTTCGAGGCCGACCTGATCCTCGCCGTGCGTGCTGCCGAGCAGCCGGACGCCCCGCTGCGGACCGGCGACCACTGCCGCTGGTGCGCCGCCAAGACGGTCTGCCCGCTGGTAACGGGTGCCGTCGCGCGTGCCGACCGCGCTGCGCTCAAGACGGTGAACGTGGACGACCTGGCGGCTGCCCTCGACAAGATCGAGGTGCTGGAGGGCTGGATCAAGGACGCCCGCGAGATGGCGCAGACGCTGCTGGAGAACGGCGTGGACGTGCCGGGCTACAAGCTGGTCGCCAAGCGGGCGGCCCGTCAGTGGACGGACGAGGCGGCGGCCTTGACAGCACTCGCCGAAGCAGGCTGTAGTGCAGAAGAATTGACGGAGTTGAAGAGCCCCGCGCAGGTCGAGAAGGTGCTGAAGAAGCGCAAGATCGACATGCCGGAAGGCCTCATCACCTCCGTCTCATCGGGTAACACGTTGGCAAGTGCGGACGATCCGCGCCCAGCGGTTCTTAATATTGGAAAGCAACTCGTAAACGCGCTCGGAAAGATTGCTTAACATGCTGACCGACCAGAGATTGCGCGAGGTACTAGCATACGACTTGACAACGGGCGTTTTTACGTGGCGTCGCGGCATACACCAGGTAAAAGCAGGCCAGAAAGCGGGCGCAAAAAATTTTGATGGTTATTTGATCATCACCGTTAATCGGCGTGGGTATCGCGCGCATCGGCTGGCTTGGCTATATGTATATGGTGAATGGCCG